GCAAAGGTGATAGTAGCGGTGTTTCCCGCCGCTTTGTCTGAGTCTTACGACCTGCCGTGGCGAACGCCAGAAACGCAGGGAGTATCGTGGGGCATAGAGGACGAGTACGACTTCACTATCGCTAACGGCTTTGTGCCACAGTGGGCTGGCACCGTGGAGTTTTCTAGCGATGGCAACAAGTTCTGCTTTACCGCCTACGAACTAAGCAGCAACAGCGTTACCGCGCAATACAACCGTGTCGCTACTAACTTCACCGATCCTGCGTCCCAAACAACCTTGCCGTACACACAGCGCGCCGCTATTCCGCGAACCGTGGAGTACAACGCCACTAGTGGGTTCACCTTTCAACCGCAACAGACGCCTATAACCAACGTAGTTAGCGCCGCTACTACCGACGTAGGGTCTACGTTCTCTGTGGGCGGAGATACATACCAGCTTGTTAAAAATCAATACACGCAGGCCGCGCAAGGAAGCTACAACATATTCCCCCACTACGATGACGCCGACCAGTTACAGCATGTGCAATCGGTTATAGACTTTTATGGGTACCAGTATGGATACGCAGATTTTCGGTACGGGCATCTGTTACACAACCAGTCCACTACGGGCATGGACCACTACATGTGGGCGCAGCAGAAACTGGTTTTTCCTAGCGGTAAAGAATTTGTTTACTTTCAAGCGAACAAGACAGTCCCGCCTTTGCCCACGGTTACCAGCAGTGGCCCCGTTAGCGTACAGTATTACGATACGTCTACGCCGCACGCGAACAGTCCTTACACGACCGGCGGTAATTTTGTTTGTTACATATCTAGTCTAAATCCTAAAACAGAAGAAATATCGTACGTGCGAAATACATCGCATAGGTATAAGTGGACATACAATTCAGTAGATTACGATATAATACTTTTTGATAGCTCTGTAGAACAAGACTTAGGAGACGGGGTAACAGACGTACTGTGGACAAAAACGCACACAGCCCCCGTTAGCAGTGGCGCTGTTTGGGCGCACGGGGACTACGCCGGCCACGAGTTTTGGGAAGAATCGCTGCTAGATGGCCGCACAGGGTCTAGTTTGCGGAACGAGTATGTATATGAGTGGGGGCCGTTCTATAATGACAGGCTATACAATTTATCTGAGATACACTTTACTACGCCAGTAACACTTACAAACGCAAGCTCAGATTACGTACGCGTAACTATATCTAAACTTATGGGAGAGCCTACTCGGGAGTATGTGAATTATCACGAAATCCACAGCGCCGTCGGAGGGGCTGTACCCCAGTTTACTTTCGCGGAGATAGCGGTGCAGTCTGCGCCTAGCGGCACTACCATGTACACCCTTGAGCGGCGTTATCCGGTAAACCACGAGCTAAGCTGCGTGCCTAGCCGGTGGATAACGGCGCAGTCTGAAGATTTTTCCTTGCACCGTGTGCAAATTGGGCCGGAAAGCGACACGCTATGCTTGGCGCCCGCGTCGCTGTTACCACCCCTGTTGCCGCCTACCCAGACTACAAGCCGCGTTTTGACCTACAAGGAACGCCAACTTACTCGGTTTAATAGCTACGACATGCCGTATGTTGGCCCTATACCCGAAAATGTAGTTTATTTAGCCGGGGCGCCTAGTAGTTATACCTATGGCGAGTATAGGCCAGACCCAAGCGGCGACCCGTTGTTGGTAATAGAAGCTAATTTTGACTTAGATAGCGCCGCAGGGCTTACAGGAGTTACCGATGTTTTTCCTTGTGGTGTTATCTATTGATGTGTAATCTATGGTAAACTAGTTCCCGCTAACATTTGTAGGAGGCAAACATGCCCGCTCCCTCACAATATACATACGCCGCCAGCGCTGTTATTGCAGCGAATAACGCATTTCTTAACCTTATCGACGACGGCTCCGTCGGCGGCAAAATTGAGTTGTATGACGACAGCGACGTTTTGTTAGCTGAAGTTCTGCTCGGCACCGGGAACGTCCAGCCTAGTGGCGTTGTTGATAGCAGCACGGGCGTGCTTACTTTGACTATTGCCGGACCGGACACGGCGGCAAACGCTACAGGTACCTGCACTTACGGCGTAATCAAAGACGACGCGGGGAATGTCCTGCTTAGTATCCCTACGGTTGCAGGCTCTACGCCTGTGTCTGGGTACTTAGTACTCAACTCGTTGTCTATCGTATCAGGTTCGCAAGTAACGGTAGTCTCCGCTGTTATCGGCGGCTAAGGCCGCACCAGCCATGCTGGTTAGGGGAGGGGTAGCTAGTGCCAGCCATCACTAATGAGCCGGCTGATGTAACAGTAAATGAATACGACGCAGTTACATTATCGGTAACCATTGACACGCCACAAGCGGGGACCGTGTACCGTTGGTACATGGTGGATGATGGCGGCACCGAGTTAGTCAACACCGCTGCTACAAACACGCTAGTATTTGCGCGGATACGCCCTCTATCGGGCGGGCACCGCTATCAATGCGTTGTAGACGTAGCCGGCGACGGGCTTACTTTGCTGACTAGCCGCGTCGCTAAGATCACGGTTGTACGGAAAACGCGCGTAGATACAGACGGAACGGCGCTCGCCACGGACTTTACTGGCCCTGTGAGCCAGCGCTTCGCCGACATACGCGCAGCATCTCCGTCTACATATTCTTCGACTGTGTTTGCACCGGACCCCGATACGTTTGACCCGTTACCTTCTCCCGACTCGGTAATAGGTGGTGGCGGGGCCACAACCACATACAATTTTTGGGATGTATTTTCTTGCGGCAACGCAAGCAATGCCCCTCTGGTTAGCGCAGATTATGTCACTGGCGGCAAGGGTGCGGGTTACACGTTCGATTTCACGCCGGCACCGGGCGCACGACGCAAGCCGGGCGGTGGCCCTATAAAGATCAACCTAGATTCGTCTAGTGGCACGCCGCCGGAAGTGCTGTACAGCGGGTTTAGTTTTTCATCAGCCGTTACCGGCCCCGCTAACAAAATGCTGTGGCGAGTGGAGTACGACGACTAATGGGCTTTACGCAAGCAAACAGCAACTCTAACGGGACTACCACCGTTTCTAATGCTAGCGGCCAAATTGCTTCTATTGATGGCCCTACGTTTAAGGGGTATGACGAAAACGGAAACGAGGTGTACACCGTTTTTGTCGTCTATAAAAACGGCACTAGCGCCACGTATGAGATTGACACGCTAGAAGAACTCCAGTGGTTCATGGATGCGCGAGACCGTCTGCGCATGCAGTCGTATCAAACAGATTTAGATGTACGCGATGCAGAGGTGCACGACAGCGACACAAGAGAGTATGAGCCGGTGGATAGGTCGGCAGACGAACCACTAGCTGTAGACCCACCTATTCCGGTGTTGCTTTTAGACTTGCCAGCATCGTCAGTAGTTTCTGCCGGCCAACAGATTCAGCTTACGTTTACACCTACCGCCTGTAACATTCAGTGGTATGAAGTCGGCGTAGGCGCTCTACCCGGAGAAACCGACAACACGCTAACGCTAGACTTTATGCTTCCCGAGGACGCGGGGCGGCAGTTTTATGCTATTTGTTGGACAGATGCTCGGCCCGACGATGGCGTGCTTACCACGACGACCAGCCTTGTCCTTGGCCCCGAGATTTACGACCCTTACCGCGCGTACTCTACATTATTTCAGATGGAGAGCTTGGGGGTTACGACCAACACTAACTACGTAGACGGGCTTCCTTTCAAAGCTCCTATTAATTCGCAGTTTTTGTTTGTTAGCGGTGGCCATAGCTCGTCTTGGCCGGGTCCACCCGATACCGCACAGGACTGGACGAGCACGCAGTTTCGTAACACCGATAATTCCCGTTTTGGGGCGGCGTCCCTGCGAATTAACGGACTACGTGACTACGCAGCGTGGTACGGATTAGATAACGGCGAACGCCAGCAGTACTACGATCTATTTAACCTCGCGTACTACACTAATCCTGATAGCTGGAACACTGCGCCCGAAGACCACCAAGGCGGTGTACCGCCTTTGTTCGACCAAGACTTCACGATGGAGGGCTGGTTTTTCTCTGACTACGCCCTTACTACGCTCGACGAAATTGAGGCGGCAGAAGGGTCTACAGGAGAGTGGAATAACTGGGCTAGATCGTCGAACCGCGCGTGCCTGTTTAGTATTGGAGAGCCGTTCGACGCGGATAGGACAGATTCCTTAAACCCCGGCGCTGAAACGGCGCGTAAGGTTAACCTTCGTGAAGGAGCTATCGACCCGTCTTCGCTAGATGGGCACTTTAGCGGGCTGTTTTCTATGCCCGACGGACAGCTTGTTTGGTCTAGTTTTTACCCCGATACGGAAGTAGTGCCGGGGCGGGCAATTTACAGCCTCGACTATTTCTTAGAACACAAGGTAATTGTTGCCGATCTTGAGCCGCACAACGTGCGCGACGGAGCATGGCACTTCGTATCAGTAACGCGGCGCTCGGGGAATATATACATCCACGTAGACGGCGTGTTGGTGGGGTCGGGCCGCGACGACACTAGCTACCCTGCTATAGTGCACTACGCCTCAGTAAACGGCGACCGCGACCACGGAAAGCAGGCGCACACGCCTTTTTATATAGGGCAACTGCTAGGCGCTGGGTTTTATGGCCAATCTAAAGTTTTCACTTACGAGTGGAACAACAAAAAAGGGTGGTTTAACGACCAGCCCGGTGTGTCGGCGCCCAACGTCTATAGCCAATGTACTTGGGGCGGGGATATTGACTCGTTCCGGTACACGCCCACTAAGGCGCGCTACACGAGCGAAGACTACGAAATTCCGGGCACAGAGTTTCACACGCTTGAGATTCCGGTTTACGGCGGCGAGATGCGTGTCCCCTCACCGCTTGGGGAACCCGCAGTTCAAACCCAAGTAGAAACAGGGTTTGTTAGCGCCTTTGTCCCTATAGCTGGCGCGCCGCAGATTTATTCTACTTCGGACACTACGGTTCACGGCCTGCTAGTGCCGTCTCCTTTGTCTGCGCCGGCGGCGTTTGTGCAAGTTCCCGCAAACGTGTCTTCGCGCCTTTCCGTGCCGGCGCCGTTGTTCGCACCAGAAGGGGAAGTAGACATACCTTTGGCTGGACGCTTGCGGGTTCGGTCTCCACTCGGTCGGCCTAGTGTGCTTGCTACCGGCCAGTTCGACGTAAAGCTAGATGTTCGGTCGGCGCTAGGCGCCCCGTCAGCAGCTGCCGTGGGGCCAATCGACTCATGGGTGTCGTCGCCTTCACCGCTGTTTGCCCCAGCCATACAAGCGAACGTTAGCGCAGGCGTCACGGCGCAAGAGACCGTGTATGAGACGGCTGTTATTACCAGCGCTATGTACACCGATCTGGTTAGAAGCACGGTTACCGACAGCGCCGTTATAACCAGCGCGGCAACTATAGAAGCATCGTCGAAGCTGCTTGAGTCAGCGACTATCGCAAGTGCGGCGTACCCCCGTCAGACCATCGTAGTTAGCTACACTGACGGCGCTATTATTAACGACACAGCAGTAACTGACGTCCGCACCATCCAACTTGTTACGGAGTCGGCGGTTATCAGCGACATCGCCACGCTCGAAGCACCGCGCACTACGGTTACTGAATCGGCAGTAATTAGCTCCGCTCTTTATGCGGGCCGTACGCACACGGTTGCCGTATCAGACGCGGCTAAGATTGTTGCGAGAGCGTACACCCCTGTCCGGCTAACCGCTGTAGACGGCGCGGTAATTACTGACGCTACGTATTTCCAGATTACCTCGCGAGTAACTACTACTGACGCGGCGGTTATCACCAGCGCGGCGTACGTCGAGACTGAAGCTGTAACCACAATTACTGAGTCGGCGGTTATTACTGCTAACGCTCTACCCAGAGTGCAGGCTAAGACCACCATTACTGACGAAGCGTTTATCTATGACACCGCATACCCAGTAGCTGATGTAAGTGGACAGCCGTTTGGTGAGCAAAGCGCGTGGACGGCCAACACAAATATCTGGGCTATGTCGCGCTACGCCACTAACGACATCACGGGTCTGGCGGGGCGCTACGCAGTGGCGGCTAGCGGCTTATACGAGCAAGCGAGTACGTATGCCAACCTGTCTATTCAGTCTGGCTTCCTAAACTTTGGGTCGCCTTCGCTGAAGACGACTCCGGCTATGTATTCTTACTCTACGCATGCCAGCCCAATGACCATAAAAGTAACCGCCGACCTTAACGGCGCGCAGAATACATACACTTATACAGAGATGGCTCGCCCCGCCGGAGACCACCGTGCAGTTCGTACGCTGTTCGGCAAAGGGCTAAAGAGCACATACTTCAAGCTGGGTATATCGTCTAGCGGGTATACACACGTACAGTACTGCGTGCCAGTAGTACAAGAGCTTAGCAGGAGAATCTAATGTCTGTTTCAGTAGACTATGATGGCAGCGGTACCCCCAATGTTATCTACTCAGTAGTAGGTTCTCCGGCGTGGACGGCTAACACCACCACAGAGGTGCTTCGTCGGGGTAATGAGGTTTACCAGTACCTTACCGATTTGGAGACTAGCGCAGATGCAGTGGCTAGCGCGGCGTACGATACCGTAGCGGAACTCAGGGCGTTTTCTGCGTCCGTTGGGTCTGTTAGCTTCACGCCGCCAGAGGCTACGTTCTCTGAGACAGGTCCAGTCAGCACGTCCACCCTGCCGTACCAAAGTCTTTCGCCCGCGTCGTTTGACCCAAATGCGGCGTACCAATACAACTTAGCTGACCCGGTTGAGCGCGGCAACATCCCCGCGCCGGCGCTACCTGTATTTAACGCACCCCCAGTCCCGCCGTTGTCACCAAATAATTCAGCGCCTTCCGCACCTACACCTTATGAGTTTGACGGTGGGGAAGCCCCTGCGTTTGCTTTGCCTGACAGCCCGATTGAGACGGTACTTGCGCCAACACTGCAAGATATTACACCACCAACCATAGACGGCGTAGATTTGGCCGACCTAAATTTGTTGGTAGATGTGTCGGGGCTTGATGCGGCTATTGCGCGGCTACAGACTCCCGCAGGGCCAGTCTTGCCTACATACACAAAAGTTTTCTCGGGGTTAGAGGACGCCGCCGTCGCTTTAATTGACGCGGGAGTAGATGTACCCGATGGAGACGACTTAACGGGGCTTACCGTCCACAACTTGCTAGCTGACCGAGGACTCGACAACCAGAGCTACAACACGCATGGGGTAGACGACTACCGCAGTGCGTACGTAACCAATCTTGACAGTGCGGCAACTCGCTCGGCCCAGTATAAGTCGGGCGTAGCGCTCAAGCGGGTTATGCTTCCAGCGTACGCCGCTGCCGTAAAAGTATCTGCGGACATAGCTACGGCCCTGTTTGACTTAGATTTTGCCGCAGCTAAAACAGCCGCAGAAGCAAAGCTAAACACGGCGGTAGCGCTTATAAGTAGCTACAACGCTGAAGTGCTGCGGCTACAAGCCGAGGCGCAACAGTACACCGCCGGAACTAGCCAAGCCGTTGCCGAGGCGGACGCGTTTGAGCTTGAAGCTAGACAGGTGGAGCTAGTTGGACAAGTTAACGCACTGGACGCGGACAGCTTCGCTATACAAGAACGGGCCAAAAAATCACAAGCGTCAGTTTATGCGGCCCAAGTGTCGGGAGAAGAAACTAAGCTAGACGCGTACGCCGCAATCGTACAGAGCTACGAGGGCAAGGTGCTAGAAGCTAGAACAGCGGTGTTGGCGTACGCGGCAGAGGCGCAAGCCTTTGACACAGCGGTGCGTCGCGCAGTTTCTGAGTATGAGTTATACGCCGCTAAGGTCAGAGGCACGCAAGAACAAAATTCGGCCAAAACCGTCGAAATGGCGGCACAAGAGTCCGAGTTTAGGGCTTTGTCTGCCGACGCCTCTGCGATTACTAGCGCCGCCGCCGCTTCTGCTACGCGACTGTCTGTAATAGCCGCCGAACGGTCTGCGGCCTACCAGCAACGCGCTGTTAATAACGCCACAGAAGCGCTGCGCATAAACGCTATCGGCAGTGACTACAACAAAGAAGTCACGGATTATGTTAACAACATCGCTGTTGAAGGCGCTGGGCTAGCGGCTCTTGGCGCAAAAGGCACTGCTATTTCTGAGTACGTAGACCGCGCGCAGCGCGCAGCGGGACGCGCAGCTACCTTATCCCAAACAGCAAATGAGCAGTTAGCCAGAGCATACGCTTCGGTGTACGATGCAGCAGGGCGCGCCGGTTCAGCCATTGCCTCGGGCCAACTAAGCAGTTTCCGCGCTTCCGCCAGCTTAACGGCCTCTGAAGCGTTGCAGGCGGCGGACTCCTACGGCGTTTCAATTTCCTCGCAAGGCAGTAACAGCTACTCCGAGAGCGACACGGCTTCGCGGAGCATTGAGGCTACACCATGACGACTATATATCAGAACGTATCGACGGTTATTGACCGCGCGCTATCGCTGGTCAGTAGCGGCATAAATACCAACATAGGCGACCTAAATCCGTCGGACGTAACTATTCCAGCGGTAGACTTTGCCGCCAACGTAACAGCGGACATTCCAGAAAACCCCTCGTTTTCGCCAGCCGCCCCACCAACGGCGCAGGCTACGGGGGCTGTAGACGATGCCGCATACTCCGCCGCGTCGTCTGTTATTGGCGTGTTTAGCACGCTGACACCGCCTTCCCTAGATTTTGCTACGCCCGAAACGCCGGACTCGCTCCCCACCGTAGCGGCACCGGTGCCAAATTTAGCGTACCCCGAAGCAAGTTTTATATCTGTAGACGACAGCGCCGGACTAAGCCTACCTACTGCACCAAATGTGCTAGTAGGAGAAACCCCCGAGCTTACCGACATACCTGAGCTAAACTTCGATTACACGCCAGTCTCGCTGTTTACTGGGGTTTTGCCTGACGGCCCACAAGATGCAAACGTAGATGAACTGGTGGCACCGGGGCCGCTAGTGCTAACGCCAGCTACAGCGGCAGTATCCGCCGCGTTGCAAGTTGAGCCAGACGATACAGGCGTGTCGGCACTGGCTACCCGCCAACTAACGCAGATAGAGCGCCAGCGACACGACGCGACACGGCAGGCGTTTATAGAGAGCGCTGCTAAAGGCATGTCCAGCACGTCCGGCACCCTAGCGGGCGTACTCCACAAAGTACTAACGGACGCAGAAGATAAGGCATCTGCCGTGTCAGCCGCCGCCCAAGAACAAGTCGCTAACGACGCTGTAGCCGTAACTTCTGCGGCGTTTGGCGCCGCTACGACCATAGAGCAGGCGGCTTTTAGCGCGCACACTTCCAGTGCCGTAGCGGTTATTCAGGCGTTTAAGCACAACGCAAACATGCACATACAGCTGTTTAACGCCACAGCTAAGGCGTACAACGAGCACTTACGCGCTGCTAAAATTATTGTGGATATGTACGGCGAGTATGTAAAAGCGACGCTAGCACAAGAAAAAGCCAAAAACGCAGAAATATCAGAAGATAGAGCGATCCTAACAACTAACAAAGCTAAGTTAGGCATATATGACGCCCAGATAGATACTACAAATGTACAAGCAAACATTTACAGTACTAATGTTAAGGCAAACACTCTGCCTATAAAAGAGTTCGCTATTTACCTTCGCGGGCTAAATACGAACCTAGACATAGCTAGGGTAAACGTAGAAGCGTATGCAAGCGCGATTAAAGGCTACGTGTCTGCGGTAGACACAGACAAAGCCAAAATTAGCGCTTATGCCGCGCAAGTGCGCGCGGAAGGTTCAGCCACTAATGTTTATAAGGCTAACTGGGACGCGTATGCGACAGCCCTCGGTGCAAACCAAAGCATAAACGATGCGGCGCGCGGGTTTAACGCGGCGAGTGCGCAAGCGGTCAATGCCGAAATCGGCGTATTTAGGGCGGCGGCTGACCAGCAACGGTCGTATATACAGGCGCTTACGCAGTGGATTAGTACAAACAACGCCATTGTTGCGGACCACTCCCGAGCGTTGCAGGCGGCAGTCCAGTTTGCGAGCCAAAAAGCCGGGGTGTCTGTTAGCTTAGAAAATGCTAGACTCGACGTAGAACTAGCTTTGGCTGATACAAATGCACTACAGCAATCTTTAGAAAGCCAGCGGCAAGCGGCCCAAGCCACTATTGACGCAGGTTTAGCTTCTTCAGAAGCTACCACTTACGCAGGGCTGGCGCAGGCCGCGTATGCAATTAGAAGTGTATCTGCAAGTCTTGGCTCGTCAGCAGGGGATAACACGGGGTATAATTTCAGTAGTAGTGCATCAGAAACAGATTCGTATAGCAGATCGTACTCATATAGTAAAAGTCGATCCATAACGGTGTAAGGTAAACTTATGGCAACCTTTGAAGAAGACTTTAGCCGCGCATTAGAAAGCAAGCTAGCTACCGCAGAAGCCGACCGTGCTCTAACTGGCGCGCGGACCACTGAAACACAGCAGGCGGCACAGGCTCAAGCGCTAACCACAGGCTTGACGGGCGGCACATTTGCCGCGTATTCCGACCCTGCGCAAGTTAGCGCCCTGCGCCGAAACCTCGCCGGCCAAGGCTTCGGATCTGCTATTTCTCGGCAACCTAGCTCACCTGTGGACTTTACTAGTACTAGCACTCCGCGCGCTATTTCTTTTGGTCCTAACGAGGACACCCAAGGGTTTAGTCCGCTTGGGTTTAAAGATGGCGGAGTAGTTGCCCCCGGCGATATGCGTATGAGTCCGCTGTATAAGCAGTACGTAAAGGCTATGAAAAACGCGGGCTTAGGCAAGTCTGTACTGCCTCCCGAGCAAGCTATTCCTAGAATTGCACAGCAACAAGCTCAGTTGGCTAGACAGCTGGCAAAGCAAACAAATATGGGCGGTACTGGAGCTATGGGCTTCGCCGATGGGGGAGAAGTGGATGTAGGCGGTGCATTGCTTGACGGCCCCGGCACTGCAAAATCTGATTCTATTCCCGCTATGATCGACGGAGAGCAACCCGCAGCATTATCTAAGGGCGAGTTCGTTATTCCTAAGAAAGTAGTAGATTACTACGGCACTAAGTTTTTAGACGCTATGGTAGACAAAGCTAGGATGGCGATGAAGAAACAGGCGATAGCGTAATATGAATGTGCGGATTTTATCGAACGCCGAGCTTGACGCCCAAGAAGCACGGGCGCTAGTTGATGATGAGGAAATGGAGTCGCCCGTTATGGACGACTTGGCCCAGCATATACACCACTGCTGGGAAGCGGCACGGACGCAGAAACAAATGGTTCGCGACCGCATCTTTAAATCACAAAGAGCGCGGCGTGGCGAGTATGATCCGCAGAAGTTACGTGCAATTCGTGAAACTGGCGGCTCCGAAGAATATGGCCGTGTAACCTCCAACAAATGCCGTGTAGCCGAGTCTTGGCTACGAGACGTCTATCTAGGACAAGCTGAGCGCGCGTGGACTGTTAAGCCTACGCCGTCGCCGGAGTTGCCCCCGGAGGACAAAGCGCAGGTTGAGGAGGCTATTCAAAACGAGTTATTAGAAGCCGTCGCCGCATACGGGCAAGCGCCTTCGCAAACCATGATCCAGTCGCGCCGAAACGAGCTTACCGATGCTGTCCGCATGCGGGTAAACGAGGAAGCGCGTATCGCGGTCGAGCGCATGGAGCAAGTAATCGCTGACCAGCTAGCCGAGTGCGGCTGGGACAAGGAGTGGGCTGATTTTCTGAACGATTTTGCGACCTACCCTGCGGCGCATTTTAAAGGGCCGATTGTACGCCGGCGCACCGAGCTTGAGTGGACTAGCAAAAACGGCAAATGGATCGCCAAGCCCAAAGAGGTTTTTGCTCCTACTGTAGAGCGCATCGACCCAATCCGTTGCTACCCGTCTCCCGATGCAATCACGCCGCAAGATGGCTATTTTATTGAGCACATCACGCTCAGCCGTGGCGAGTTGTACGATCTTATTGGGCTAGAAGGGTTTAGTGAGGAGCACATTCGCGCAGCGCTTACCGACGGAGAAGGCGGCAGTCTTACTAACTGGTTAGGACTAACAGACGCTGATGAGATGGACTCTGAGATGGACAGGCTTGAGCACCTATCGCCTGACCACCGCTACGATGCGTTGGAGTTCCACGGCCCTGTTAGCGGGCAAGACCTTATTGACTGGGGGCTTGACGACATTGACGACCCCGAGCGCGACTACGAGGTATGCGCGTGGGTTGTGGGCCGGCACGTTATTAAGGCTACGCTGAACGACGATCCGCTGGGCCGGCGCCCATACTACAAAGCCTGCTGGGAAGAAGTACCCGGCGAGTACTGGGGCCAAAGCCTGCCCGATGCGCTGGACGATGTGCAGGGCGTAGTAAATGCGGCTATTCGCTCACTTGTTAACAATATGAGCATGGCATCTGGCCCACAGGCGGTAGTCAACGTAGACAGACTGCCTCCCGGCGAGGAAATTGAGGGCATGCAGCCTTGGAAGATTTGGCAAGTGCACGACAGCCAGTATGGGGGTAGCGGCGCTCCTATTAACTTCTTCCAGCCAAACACCAACTCCGCAGAGCTTCTAAATGTTCTTGAGCGGTTTTACACCTTTGCTGATGACTGGAGCCTTATCCCGCGATACATGCAGGGTAGTGGCGGCGGTCTAAGCGGTGGCATCGGGCGCACGGCGTCCGGCCTTTCTATGCTGTTTAACGCGGCAAACAAAGGGCTTAAAGGCGTAGTATCCACAGTCGATACAAACGTGCTGTCCCCGCTTATCGAAGCTATGTACGCATTTAATATGATGTACAACGACGACGAGTCGATCAAAGGGGACGCCCAAGTAGAGGCGCGCGGCGCCATCTCGCTCATGCAGCTTGAAACCTTGCAGTTGCGCAGAAATGAGTTCTTGCAAGCGACCGCCAACCCCGTGGATTCTCAGATTGTTGGCCCAGAAGGACGCGCAGAAATCCTACGCGAAGTGGCTAAAGGGCTTGAGATGGATGTAAATAGGCTTGTTCCCCGTCGCGGCCAAGTGCCGCAGTTGCCTCCACAAGAAGGGCAACAACCGCCACAAGTAGGCGGGGGACAAAACCTAGAGAATGGGGCCGCAGTTACCGATAATTTTAGCCCTAACGGTATGACTCCATAATTGACAACACCTAGATTGTTAGGAGTATAATGAAAATAGATCGACCCACATTAGAGATTTTGGCCCGTGTAAATATGCACGAGCCGAAATTTGTTGAATGGCTAGAAAGTCGTTTAGCAAAACATCGTGACGATGCCCTTATGGGACGTGACGAAATAGATGTGCGAATAGCACAAGGGCGCGGACGAGAAGTGGCTGAGATTATTCGGCTATTATCCGACGCAAATGAACACCTTAGAAAAGCGGAAAACCGAGCATCCAGTTAGGAATAGCACACGGACCCGGCATCGAGGAAGAAAGCTATGGTATTTGACCCCAAAAAGTTAGGCGAAGAAGCGGATCAGCTCATTCAAAACCTGAATCAACAGCAGGCGCAGGCAGCAGAGGCAGAAGAACCAGCTGAAGCGGCAGTTGAAGATCAGGCGGTAGAAATGGAAGCCGACGCTATCGCGGATGATGAGGTCGTAGCAATAGACGATCAAGGAACTAGCGACCACACCGATGAGTCGCCAGAGGCCGAACCGCAAGCGGCTACAGACAGCGAGGCTATTGCCGAACTGCGCAAGCAGATAGAGGCATCCGAGCAGAAGTGGCGCGTTTTGCAGGGGATGATTAACAAGAAAGATCAAGAACTAGAGGCTATGCGGGAACTGTTCGCTCAAGTTGAGTCAACACCCCCCGCCGCAGAGGAGCAGAAGTTGTCGGTGCCGCAGGCGACACCACAGCTGACGCAAAAAGACGTCGAGGAGTATGGTAGTGAACTAGTAGATATGGTTAAGCGTGCTGCGCAAGACGTATCTAGTAACACTACAGCCGAGATTCTACAATTAGTAGAAGAAAGGCTAAAGAAACTCGAAGGTTCTGTACAGACTGTAGAACAGTCTACCGCTCGTACAGCACAAGAAGTCTTCTTTGATAGTCTGACTAAATCAGTACCAAACTGGCAACAGCTAAATACTGATGAAACGTTCTTGAACTGGCTTAACCAGCCAGAGCCGATGGTAGGAGCGCCAAGACTGCAACTATTGCAAGATGCAGTGGCTAAGCAAGACGTTCGACGGGCAGCGTCGTTTTTCAATACATTTGAACAACTTATGGGTGTATCTGAAGAACCTGCGTCAACTGAAGAACCTGCTGAAACCGAAGCCTCCGCACCTAGCGAAAAGCTGGCTAAGAAAGTTGTTCCCGGCAGAGGGCGAGCCGCAACGCCTAAAGGCCAAGGTGATAAAATGGAGTGGGATCGTAAGTCCATCGCCAAGTTATATGATGACAAACGTTTGGGTAGAATTTCACCTAAAGAGTTTGATAAACTTGAACGCGATTTATTCCGAGCGCAATCCGAAGGTAGGATTGCAGTTTAATATGGGCCTAACTCTAGGAGAGTAACATGGCATATCCTCACGCAAGCGGGACAGTATCGTATAGCGGTACTTTTATCCCAGAAATCTGGTCAAAGAAGCTCATCGAGAAGTTCTACGATGCTACTGTTTTGACTGCTATTTCTAACACCAACTACGAAGGTGAGATTCGTAGCCAAGGTGATATGGTAAAGATTCGCACCATCCCCACCTTGACCATCAACGACTACCAGTCTGGACAAACTCTGGTAAACCAGCGTCCAGAAAGCGAAATCGTTGAACTGCTTATCGACAAAGGTAAGTACTGGTCTGCAATCGTTGACGATGTACAGGATGTACAGGCTGACCTTGAACTTATGAACATGTGGGCAGGTGACGCGTCAGAGCAGATGAAGATTCGGGTTGACACCGAAGTTTTGGGTTCTATCGTTCCCGACTTCGCTGCTGAGAACAAAGGCGCTGCCGCCGGTCGTATCTCTGGCAACATCAACCTTGGCGCTACGGGCACTCCGCTGGCAGTAGACAAGTCCAACGTCCTCGACGTAATCTTGGATATGGGTCAAGTGCTGGACGAGCAAAACCGCCCCGAGACTGGACGTTTCTTGGTTATGCCTTACTGGGCAACTACTCTGCTCAAGAAGTCAGACCTCAAAGACGCGTCTTTGACCGGTGACGGCTCCTCGCCTCTCCGCAACGGACGGGTCGGCATGATTGACCGCTTTGAGATTTACCAGAGCAACAACCTGCCCAAAGTCGTTGACGGTGGACAAAATGCCTTCAACTTTATCGCGGGTGTAAAGAATGGTCTGACGTTTGCTTCTCAGCTGACCAAGACTGAATCTCTGCGTGCAGAGTCTACTTTCGGTAACATCATGCGTGGCCTGCAAGTCTATGGCTACAAAGTTATCGACGGCAAGTCTCTCACCGCTGCGTACGCTTACAAGGCATAAGGAGACTGACCTATGGCGACTTTTAACGCTTACCCCGGCGCGGACGGGGCACTGATCGTAGACGGCAACGGTAGCAACGCTGCTAGCGCCCCTGCGGTAACTGTACTGGAAGGTACTTTTGACGCCTCCTTGTTGAACCTTGCTGCTAACGATGTAGTAGAAGTAATCAAAGTGCCCAAGGGTACTCTGGTTCTCGACGTTATGTACGAGGTAATCAACGGTGACGCTGCTCAAACTGTCAACATCGGCGACGGTGCTGACGTAGACGGTTGGGTTGCGGCGGCTAGCGTCGCTACTGCTGGGTCTGTTGGACACGGCGGCGGTGCATTTGCTGGCGGCAAGTTCTATTCCGCTGACGACACCATCGACATTGAGTGCCCCACTGCTGGTGCGCACGACACAATGAAGATTCGTGTCTTTGCCCACGCCGTTATGTGCGGCGTTGCTGGCTAATCGGTCCGTTTTGTGGGACTCTTTAGGGGAGCTATGCTCCCCTCTTTTTATTAAGGACTGTGAATTATGCCTAAGATGCTTCGACACGAAAAAACGGGTGATTTGTATATCTATACCGCTGCATTAGCGACCCGAGAAGATATGGTAGAGGTAGAAGACGAGCCTACGCCGGAGCCTACCCCTGCACCTAAGCCAAAAGCTAAAGCTAAGCCAAAAGCTGAGCCTAAGCCTATCGTTGAGGAAGAATCTGAAGTAAAATCAGAGGATGACCTAGACTCTCTCTTTGGCGAGGAGTAATACATGACCGGCTCAGAGTTAATCGCGTATACACGCACGTTGTTGGCTGATTCTACTGAGCCGTATCTTTGGTCAGACGACTTCCTACTAACCGCTCTGCAAGAGGCGGAGCGGCTATTTTGTATGCGCACGCACCTGAACGTAGTAGAGGAGTCGGTGACCACAGCTGCGGACTCCAGCACCTACGCGTTACCAGAAAACACACTAAAAGTTGTCTTCGCACACATAGGCGACACGCCTGTAGACCGGCTAACTGCGCCAAGCAGTACTGTCTATCTGCGTAGCGCTAGGGGTAAACCTACGGGGTATGTTACTGGTTTTCCCACACGCAATGTTACGTTTTACCCCACACCAGATGCCGCGTACATTGTAGATTTAATTATAGCCGCCTTGCCCGAAGAAGGGTTTGGCGCTAGCGACGATCCGGTTGTCCCTGCTGAGTGGCAGTTGCTGCTCGCGGACTTCGCGGCGCATAAAGCACTTATCACTAACGATGTAGATGGTAACAACGTAGGCACTGCGACGACGTTTATGCAGCGCTGGGAGCTTGGCGTTCTGGAAGCTAAGCGTATGGATTATCTACTACGCACATCGCCCCGTGCGCCCCTGCGCTCGTGGACAGGAGGCAAACGGTAATGGCTAGAAACCCGGCACTAGAGAGGGAACAAGCAGCTTCGCTTACACAAGCAATAGGCATTCCCACTAACTCTAGCAATAACAGCGGTATAGCGCGCGCTCGTGCTAACCAAAGGGGGAACCCTGCGCCCCCTGCGCCCCCTGCGCCCCCTGCGCCCCCTGCGCCTGACCCGTCGTCGGACGCGCTTCCTGTGCCTGACCCGTCGTCGTACA